CGGCCACGATCAGCGCCCCCGCCGGTGCAGCAGCGGCGTACCGCCGGACTCGCCGGCGGTATCCCATTCGACCACCACGCCGGCGGCCGGCGGCGTGCCGCCGGTGCTGCCGCTCGGGCCGCCGTCGACGGCGACGCCGACCGCGGTGTAGTAGCGCGCCTCGTAGTCCGCCGCCAGGCGGCGCCACTCGCCGGCGGCCGAGCGCCAGTCCACGGTGTCGGCGGCGATCGTGCTGTCGGTGCTGCCGGCGGAGAGGCTCGCCAGCGTGCGGCAGCAGATCGCGGCCGCGTAGTGCGCGACAGCCTCCTGGTACTGCACGGGGATTTCGTCGGCCGTCGAGGACAGCAGGTAGTGCGTGCTGTACCAGAGCGTGACGACGGTCGCCTCGGGCAGCGCCGCGGCGAGCAGCAGGCCCTCGCCGGTCCCGTCGCTGGTCCACGCCACGCCGTCGGCCGGCAGGTCGGCGGCGGCGCCGAGCACGCGGGCGCGCTGCACGCGCGAGACGCCGACGATCCAGCGCGCCGGCGTGCTGAGCCAGTACCCGCCGGGCTGCACCGTCACCGTCGTGCGCAGCACCTGCGGCACGTGGCCGCTCAGCCGGCGCCCGGCGATCAGCAGGGCCGCTTCCAGGTCGAGCTGGCTCAGGCGCCCGGCGTGGCGCACCAGCAGTTCGACTTCGGCGCGGCGGTCAGCGAGCGACATTACGGCACCACCGCTTTGTACAGGCCGCGGTAGTTGAGGATCACGGCGCCGTAGATGTGGCGGATTTTGTAGGTGATCCGGTCGCTGTTGAACAGGCTGCCGACCGTCGGCAGGTCCTGCGTGAACAGCTCGGGCTCCTCGTTGCCGCCGAGGAACCCCACTTCGATCGACGGCACGTCGTGCGGATCGGCGGCGGCCACCCAGTCTTTTGCATCCGTCCAGTACCAGACGCTGCGCACCTGCGGGGCGGTGCGCTGGCGGAACTGCTGCTCCCGTTCGGTCTGCACGACGAACAGGTTGTTCGCGGTCTCTTCCAGGTCGGAGGGGACGAACAGGAACGCCGGGGCGATACCGAGCCGGTCGCTCGACCCGGCCTCGGTCTGATGAAGCATCGCCAGGCGTGCCGCCGACCAGCTCGCCGCGGTGAGCGCCGTGCTGCCGAGGTTGCCGTGCGTCGCGTGGAACAGCGCGACCGTGTCGTAGATCGTGGGGTTCGTGCGCAGCAAGTCCATTACGAATTTGCTGAGCGTCCGTTTCGCCGCGCCGCTCATGCGGATCGGGATCTGGCGGATCGCGCCCACGTCGTCGTTGGTGATCGCCTCCAGGGTGACCGTCTCCAGCCCGCCGTGTTTCTCCGCGGCGTAGCTGGACTTTTCGTCGGCGGGCGAGGTCAGCGCCGCGTAGTCCGCGGCCTGCGCCACGGTCGGCAGATCGCCGTAGCCGCCGAACCGCACGCGCTCGTTCGTGCGGAAGTCGGCGAGCGGCACGGGCGTGCCGGCGAGGTCGCGCCACACGTCGTACTGCGACGGCCGGTTGTAGTCGGCGATCAGCCGGCGCTGCAGCGCAGCGCCGAGCACGCTCGCGAACGCCGTGGTGTCGATCGCCTCGCGCAGCGCCTGCGGTCCGGCGGCCTCGCGCAGGCGGCGCGGGTCGCAGGCATCGACGCGGCCGGTGCAGCGGCGGTCGCCGGTGATTTCGCCGTAGAGTTCGCGGATCGAGCGCGGCGCGCCGGGCGTCGCCGCGAAAAACCCGTCGAGGGACTCGCGGATCTGCTCGTGCCGGCTGACGCTCTCGGTCGCCGCGCCGCTCGCCCAGCCGAGGTCGGGCAGGCCGCTCGGGGCGATCTGCTGCAGGTAGTCGGCCTCGCGCTGGATCGCCTCGCGGATCGGCGCCTCTTCGAGCGCGGCGACGCTGCGCTCGCCGAGCCCGGCGATCAGCCGGTCCCGACTCGGTCGCGGCAGCGCCGAGCCCTCGATCAGCGCGCGGGCCTCGCTGCGCAGCAGGCGCAGCAGCAGCGGGTCGGCGGCGGCGGCGGTCTCGGCCGCAACGACTTCCAGGCGCAGCACCTCGGCGTAGGCTTCGGTGAGGCGTGCATCGTCCTCGACATCGAGGCCGACCAGCAGCGCCGGGGCCACCATCTTGATCTTCGCGACCATCTGTTCGCGCAGGGCCATATCGGTCTGCTCCTGGGTGGATTCGATGAGGTTGAGTATGCGGCCGCCGGCGGCGGCCTCGACGATCAGGTCCAGCGAGCGGATCTTGGCGATGCGCTCGACGCGACCGTCCCGGCCGACCTTGCCGGTGGCGTCGATCGAGAACTGGAACAGGTCGAGCGCATCGAGGTCGGCCGCCTCGCGCATGCGCTCGGCGAGGCCGGCATCGACGATCACCAGCTCGGCGTTGATGCCGCCGGGATCGCGCCCGGCGGCATCAACGAATCGCGGCGCCCGCAGCTTGCCGATCAGGTTGCGCGCGTCCTTGCCGCCGCCGGCGAGGTGCTCGGCGTCGCTCTTGACCAGCACGCGCGCGCCGTCGAACAGCGACACCGCTTCGCGCAGCACGGCCGCCGGGTAGTCGCGGCCGTTTTTCGAGGCGCCGGCGTCGATCGCCCGCACCTGCCAGCGCCGGCCGGTCGCGTCGGCGGCCTCGCGCACCGCGGTCGGCTGGTAGTCGGTGACGACCTCGACCGGGTCGGCCCACGTGACGGCGTTGTCGGGGCCGAGGCCGTACGGGTAGGCGAGCAGGCGGCCGTCGCGGCGCACGATCGCGCGATCGGGGTAGAGCGCGCACAGATCGACCCAGCCGCCGTTGCCGAGGTGGCTCCCGAGCGACGCCTGCACCAGCAGCATCAGGTCGCGCAGCTCGCTGGTCTGCGCCTCGCGCAGTTGCGCGCCGCGCAAGCCGCTTGCGGGGATCGCGGCGGCGGGCATCAGGTCTGCACCGTGATCTTCTCGCCCGCCACGGTCACCACGACCAGGCGATCGGGATAGCGCCGCCAGGCGAACAGCTCGCCGGGCTCGATGCCGGCCGCGGCGGCGACCCGCACGCGCTCCGGATCGCCCTCGGCCAGCGCCACCTGCGCGGCGACCTCCTCGTCGGTCTCGCCGGTCAGCGCGGCGACCGCGGCGTAGGCGGCGGCGGTGTCGGTGTCCGGGGGCGGCGGCGCGCTCGACTCGGCAGCCACGGAGCTGTCGCTGGTCGGCGTGTCGGCGGCCTGCGCGCTGCCGGCGACGGCGAGCGCGAGGGCCAGGGCGAGCGCGGCGGGGGGGGCGGTGGTATTCGGGTGGGTCGGCGGACGGGGCATCTGGCGGCTCTCGGTACGGACACGCGCCGCAGCTTCGCGGACGCGGCCAGGCGCAGCGACTGAAGGACTTCATTCCCTGCGCGGGGCATTGGAGCCGGAGGCTCCGCGCCCGGCGAGGCCGTTAACCCTAAACGCGTCGCAACGCGTCCAGATCAACGGAGCGAGGCGATCGGCCGCGGCGGCGACTCGGGCGCAGCCGCGGGGACGAGCGCCGCGCTACGGCGATTTCTCGGCCGACTTCTTCATCTCGGCTTCGATCGCGCGTTTCATCGGGTTGCGGGCCAGTTCCTGTTCGGTGAACGGCCGCCGGCCGGAGTCGGCGGTCTCCCACTCCTCGATCCACGGCAGCATCACGCAGCCGCAGTTGATCGTCTCCCGCGCCGGTGCGGCCGGGTCGTGCGGGTGCTGCATCTGGTGGCCGCCGACCGAGAACGGCTTGCCGACCTCGCGCACCTGACCGTCGGCGAGGTCGTGGCTCAGGCGCGAGTGCACCTTCCCTGAGCGCCGCCACTGCTTGCGCAGTTCAGGGATCTCGCTCGCCGCCTCGTCCAGCGCCGATTTCGAGGCGCTGCTGTACAGCCGCCCCAGCTCGGTGCGGGTGATGGTGATCGCCCGCATCCGCGCCTGCCCACCAAGCGCGGCCTCGACCGCGGCGACGGTGTCGCCGATCGACTGCACGCCGAGGCTCGCCAGGCTCAGCTCGCGGCGGATCGTCTGCGCGGCCTCGCGCGCGACGTCCTTGAGCCGGTCCGTCATGAAGGCGCTGATCGCGCCGAGCTGCCGCACGTCGAGCAGCGCCGAGATGCCGGTGACGGCGTAACCACCGACGCCGAGCGGCGCCAGCACCAGGTCGGCGCCGGCCGACCAGACGCGATCGCCGGCCGCATCGAGGGCGGCCCCGGCCTGCGCGCCGAACGCATCGAGCATGCGGTCGATCTCGGCCTGCAGCTCGCTCAGCCGCCAGCGCGCGTAGTCGCTCGGCTGCCCGGCGAGCTTGCGCGCGACCTCGTCGCGGGCCGTGTCGAGCAGCGCGCGCACATCCTCCATCGCGCTGCCGATCAGATCGGTGCGCGCGGCAACCTGGATGCGGCGCTCGGCGCGGTAGGCGGCGGCGCGGGAGGTCACGTCGCCGCCGAATCCGCCGCCGGCTCCGGCGGCGTCCGGAACACGTCCGCCTCGGCGCGCTGCTCGCCTTCGAGCCGCGCCGCGGCGAGCAGCTCGGCGGGATCGCAGCTCGTGCCCAGGCGCGAGGCCACGTCCTCGACCGCCTGCAGCGCGCGCTCGGCGGTCCACAGTCCGCGATCGAGCAGGAGCGCGGCGGCGGCTGCGACCTGCGGCAGCGCGGTGGCCCAGCGCGTGGTGTCTCGCGCCGACAACTCCGGGAACACGGCGCTTACGCCGAAATCCGCATCCTCGCTGACCACGCCGAGCACGCCGCGGCGGGCGCGCACGACGTAGGTGCCGATCTGTTCGAGCGACGCTTTCCACAGCCGCTGGCGCTGACTCAAAATTTTGAAGGTCGGCTCACCCATCTCGCCGGCGGTCGCGCGGTTCACGTCGCCGCCACCGCCGAACCAGTGCTCGGGCACCGTCGCACCACCGAGCAGGTGGTTGCGGAACACGCGGCCGGAAGTTTCGGTGTCTGCCGCCTTCAGGTCTGGCGTGACCGCCGCCCAGGTTTCGCTTTCGTTGTGCACCCGCACCGAGCCGGGCTTCGGCGCGGTGATCGTCGCGGCGCGCGCCTTGATTTGATCGTCGGTCAGCCCCGACAGGGTGACGTCCCAGGTGAACGCGCGCAGGAAGTCCGTGCGGTCCAGCTCGCCAAATAAGAATCGCTCGTAGCCGTCGAGCCAGTCCGAGCCGGCGAGCAGATCGGAGCGACCGCGTTTGCCGGAGCTCAACCGCCGGATCGCCAGGTAGAAGGCGTCGCCATCGGTGAACCCGGCACGGATCGCCTGCGCCTGCGCGCCGAACATCGATTCCGGGCCGTTGTAGAGGATGCGCAGCTTCCGGTAGCGCCCCTTGTCGTCGCGCACCGTGACGATGCCGATCGGCGTCGCCGGATCGTCCGGGTCGGTGACGATCACGCTGATCAGCGATGGGTCGAGGGTGGTGATGCGCACCGCGCCGTTGTGCCCGACGTACACCGGGTAGACCTGCTCGCCGAACAGGGCCAACTCTCGGATCATCGACTCCAGGCGCAGGTCCATCCGGTTCAGCGGGTGGCGCCAGAAGGCGTCGAGCGCCGCCTGATCCTCGGGCTCCGGCGCGGTCAGCCGCACGCCCTCGCCGAGCAGGTAGGCGACCGGCAGCTCGATCAGCCGGTCGGCGACGAGGTTGCTCTCCCACAGGTACGCGGCCAGCTCGACCATGCGCGCCTGCGTCAGCGGCAGCAGGTCGCGGCGGGTGTCCTGCGTGATGCGGCGCCAGAGGTGCTCGTCGTCGTCGATCGTGACGCCGGCGGCCTCGCGGATCGGCTGATCGCTCATCGGGCGCTCAGTCCGGCAGTTCGCCGGTGCGCATCTGCCGCACCAGTTCGATTCCGCGGCTCTTCACCTGCCGGTACCACTGCGAGTTCTGCATCTCGCCCGCGGCGCGGGCGTAGTCGCCGAGCACCAGCGCCGCCAGGAATTTGCGGAATTTCGAGAGCCGCGGCCAGCCGAGGTTGAACAGCATGTTCGCGACCACGGCCTGCCGGCCGATGTCGAGCGCCTCGAACTCGCCGACGTGCTCCAGGCAGGCGCCGATCGCGATCTCCACGTCGCGCATCAGGAATGCCTCGGCGACCGCCCGGGTGATGCCGCGCTCGCCGATTGGGTAGCCCCAGCCGATCAGCCAGTCGCCGAGCGCGTCCTCGTAGAGCGTCAGCGTCGGGCGGGTCTCGGGCAGCGGCGCCGTCGGGTGGTCGAGCCGGTACAGCAGTTCGGCCTCGACGCGGCTGATCCCGCAGTCCTGCAGGTTGCGGCCGTAGCCGATCGTCAGGACGCCGACGCTGTCGCGGTACAGGTCGAGGCGCAGACCCTCGTGGACGCGCAGCTGCGCGGCGACGATCTCGGGCAGGGTGCTCGGCATTTTCGTGGCCTCTCAGGCGCGGCGGCGCAGCGGCAGGCGGGGGAGGCTCGTGCGCAGGGCGTCGGGCAGGTAGGTGTCGCGGTGGGCGGCGGGGTCGGTGTCGATCGTCTCGCCGCGGGGGTGCCCGCCGCGGCGCGGATCGCGGCGCTGCACATCAGGCCGGCGACGGCGCTGTCGCCGTGCCGGAACCCGCCGTCGGCGCCCTTGTCCCGACCGGCGTCCATGGTGGGGCGGCCGGCGACCAGCACGACGCGGCGGTGATCGGCGATCACGTCCTCGCCGGCCTGCACGACGATCGCGCGATCCTCGTACAGGGCGCGGTAGGGGGGGAACTCGGTGGCGTACCAGGCGGGCGTCGCCATCACGCACGACACCCTGGCCGCGCCGTGCTTCTGCATTGCGGCCTCGGCGTGCGATTGCCCGTTGCCGCGCGCGTCGAAACAGGCGTGCGACCATAGCGGGAGCGAGAACAAGATGAAGTCCCGGACCCGCGCCTGCGCGTCGAATGGCATGTTGCGCAGCTCGACCGCGAACGCCTGCCGCCACAGCGTCGGCGCCTGCTGCTGCAGCACCCAGATCACCGACAGGTCGCCCGAGCGCCCGAAGTCCTGCCCGTACACGCTGCGCAGTCCGGGCAGCGCGCTCAGCACCGGCAGCAGGTGCTCGATCAGCCAGTCATCGGTTTTGACCAGGCGCTCCGGGTCGGTGACGAACTCCGGCGGCGCCGTCCAGCGCAGCACCGGTACCTCGGGGCTCTGGCACTGCTCGATCAGGATTCGCGAAAAATACGCGCCCGAGCCGGCGCGCGGGATCGCGCCCAGTTCCTCGTCGGCGGCGGCCGGGTCCGGGTAATCGGCGTAGGCGTCGGCGCGGTACTGATCCTCGGCCGCCTGCGACCAGTCGAGGCCGCGCACCAGGCAGACGCGGCGGTAAAACCCTTCGTGGAGCGCACCATCGAAATCGATGCGGTGCAGGGACCAGGGCAGTTTGCCGGCCCTGATCT